ACTTCATCGCCGAAATCACTACCGCCAAGTTGTAGGGAGAAAATATCGAAAAGTCTTTCAGATGTCACATAGAAGTTAATGGAAGGATCATATGCAAACTTCAGCAAACGCTTGACAAAAGGCTCCTCGATGTAGCTTCCCAAGATATCTAATTTTTCATATCGCCCAGAAGCTTCACTGATTTGTTTCATAACTGCCGACACTTCTCTACTTCGCATTTAAGACTCCTCTTTAGTTGCAGTTGAATCAATAACATGGCCGCCGATACCTAGATCTACAATATCGGCACCTTTGTAAAACAGAGTATCCATCAATCTCCCCGTCTCTTTATCAAAGAATGTCCCCCTTGTTGGGCCAGTGTTGCCTGTCTCTCTAGCTTTTAAAATTGAAATCCTTACTGAATTTCTGACTTCAATTTCCCCAGAAGTTGTATCTCTGGCAAGCCCTATTATATCCATAGGGATTTGTTTCAATGCACCAGAGCCTTTGATATCATCGAGAGTAGGCATTTCTCCAGACTCAAAAGCTTTTTGCATATTGCTTGTCTTTCGTAAATGTGCAATCAAAATAATACACAATTCATATTTTAAAACAAGTTTTAAGAGATCACTCATTATCCGATCTTGACCTTCATTACCCTTCTCACCTTCGACACCTTCAGACACAAGAATTGTCAAGTGGTCCAATGCAATAAACTTACAACCCATTAGACACATATACTCAAGCTTATCAATAATACTTCCGTCCTTCATTGAGCCTTGATGATCTAAGACAATTAATCGATCATCCTCGAACAAATAATCAAAAGCAGGTTTTATTTGATCAAGTTCCAGTTTTACGTTTGCCGGATTTACATTTAGGTACATACTACTTAACTTGACTGCACACTTCTCTGGAGTCTCCTCCAAGTGAATTACACCAATTCGATGTTCAGTAGTTTCTCTCAAATGCAGTTCAATCTCGCGAACTACTGTAGACTTGCCGCAACCTGTGCCTGAGACAATCAGGACAATATCATGAAACCGCATCCCTTGCAGAGAGTCGTTTAAACCTCCCAAACAATCAGGGTAAGGTGTTACTGGTGTGTCAACAGCATTTGCCAAACGTGACCATATCTCATCCTTCGTAATAATTCCAGAAGGAATATGCCTGGCTGCATTATAAATACAAGAAAGGAGATCCTCTGGACTTTTTTCAAGAAAGACTTTATTGGGATCTTTCAAAGGCAATTTGGCTATCTTGACCTTATCTACTCCCAAAATTCTGACAGCTTCATTTGTTGCGGTTTCACCTGCTTCATCATTGTCTAAACAAAGAATAATTTCCTCAAAAGATCTTAGCCACTCTCTACTATTGATTAAGGAGCGCGTCATCATAGCTGAGGACATTCCAACAACAGGGTAGATTTTCTTGTACTTTAATAGGTAGGCCTGAGCCACTGTCATGGCATCAATCTCGCCTTCAGTTATTACAATTCGTTTACCGCCGCCATTAAATAGCTCCTTTCCAAAAAGACTCTCTGAGGATTTCTTTCCTTTCTCTTTTATCCATGAAAATTGCTTGGGCAACTCTCTGGATTTATAGCACTCACCACCATCATATGGGTAGTAATGTGTATCAATCTCACCTTCCGAATTGTAGCCGACCTTCACTCCGAAGAAAGTTGTAACAGTTTTTGTTATACCTCTTTCTCTAAAGCCTCTTGAGATCATGTCAGATTTGATCATAGCTGGCGTTAAGCCATCGGGCATACTGTCAAAATTTTTTGCCTCGAGTGGATTTCCATCTAAATCGAAAGTCTTGTGGCATGCAAAACAGAAGGAGCGGTTATCCCTGTATTTCTTTCTGGCGTCTGATGAACCACATCTACAAGGATAACCCTTCGTGTCAACTTGGTTCGACATTACTTCGGGCACCATCTGACGGTGTATTTTGCTCCCCAAAGAAGTGTTTTGTAAAACCCATCATAAATAGCCCAATTCCTGCTGCGACAAACCATTCAACCGAATTTAGATTTGACCAGTTCTCCAAAATGAGCCGGGATGAATTAAATACACAATACATTACAAATATCAAAAGACCTACCAAGATCATTGGTGTCATTTTCATTTCTTTAATACTCCTAATATTTTAGTTAGCCTGAAAATGTGCCGATTGGTAACGCCTTCAAGAACTTTAAAAGAAATCCCTTCTATTCGCTTATTATAAAAAGCATCAGATAAAGGGGCTTGAGCCAAACATAATGTCCAAGTCTCAGCGAATGCTAGACCACTCTTGGTGTTATATTGTTCTAAGCAGATAAACCTAAATTCCTCCTGTGGCCTTACTTTAAAATGCTCTTTTAAAATAGGTGAGCTAGACCTGTATTTCCTCCAATCAGTCTCTTTTCCTCGTTTTAAGCCTCTTAGACTTTTAAAGATCTTTTTACCTACGTAAAACCTGTTCAAAACCATATCATGAATTACGTAAACAAAACCGACACCTTCACCCATTTGCTCGGGAAATCGCCAGTGACCATTATTAATCATTCTAATAACTCTCTGGCTAATGGCCAATTTTTGAAGGAGAAGTAGTCATCAGGACTTTCTTGGATATGTATTAATTTTCCATTAGAAAGCAACATGCTTGACCAGTCATCACCGTAAGCTGTTACATATGCGCCCACTACCAGTTCTTGCAATTCTTCTTCGGATATACACTCTTTGACCATATTCTTGGCACCTACAACACCGATGCCTTTAACACCGGGAATGCTGTCTGTGAGGTCACCCGACAAAAGTTGTTGATAATAATTCCTCATTGCTTCCAATTCTGTAACCTCAAAGACTTCAAATTCTTGTAGACTTTTTATGTTACAATGCATGCCTGGGATACATCTGAGATCCTTATCATTAGAGCAGATAATATAGGGCTTGTCTATAGCTCTGGCCTGATTCGCCCAGATCCTAATCAGGTCATCAGCTTCACG